CCGATTCACCGTAGTCAATGTCGATTTCGAACTTCGTGTGATATCTACCCACAATGATAGTTGACACAATAAAAATTAATAATGCAATCACAAAATATGTCATATTATTCCTTATAATTTAATTAAAATCTGCTGGTTTCATTTTCACCCATGCATCATATTTCTGTTTTTGCGTCATAGGAGGGAAAGTCATACCGACACCAACCATAAACACATCTGAATCTTTTGATGCTGCATAGAGAACATGGTTCCAACGAGCCATAACAGAATATTCATTGTGAGTATATGTCACTGTCGCGTTAGCCAAAGCTACCCAACGATAATGGTCTACATAATGAATACCGTCAGTTTGTGTGACAGTCGTGGCCGTAAAGTATGGACCAATACCAAATGATGTTTGAACATTCTGTGTAATCTGTTCAGAGAATCTACGCATAGCGTAAATACCATCACGCTTGTCACCCAATTGGTGACCTTCGTTAAGATAACCAAAGTTATAGGATGTCGTCTGTTCTTCCACACCCCACGCCTTCGATTTTACATCGGTGACAGAATTAGAAACATCATCACCACCCATAACATAAAAAGTCCCATTATCGGCGTGAGCAGAAATAGAGAACAACAAACACATAACCAAAATTACTTTTTTCAGTTGATACCCCTTATATAGATAAAACTTCATGTACTACTAAATTTTGCTGCTCAAAATGTTGCCCCTGATACCCTACTGCATTGTTTATCATTCTACAACCATCACCAACATCCGCATAATCTGGAAAGAATATATCTTTCTGATGATGTGTATGACCATAACACCACATGACGATATTATCGTTATCCAGAATTATATCGCTCAAATCGCTCATGTAATATGCATTCGAGCTATCAGCAGCATAACACGGGTCTCCTAAGGTCATTAAGGGTAAATGGTGTGTAATGACGACGATTTTCTTATCTTTATTCTGTGTGACCACATGTTTAATATAGTCTCGGTGTTTACGAAACGTGTTTACCCATTTCTCGCTTGTGAATTTAGACCACCCACCATTAAGACCTGTCTCGTATGCAATCTTACCATCATGGGACATAAAGTTCGGCATGTTATACATCGCTAATGCGTCACCTTTGTTCATATCGGTCCAAAGAGTTGCACAAACGAATAGATAATCACCATCAGTATAAGTAGACATATCCAAAACTAGGACATTATGGTATCCCATATCTTGGAGCATAGCGTTACATTTGTCTGCACCATTAAGTATCGACAAGTCTCCCTGAGGCCAGTAATCGTGATTACCCAGCACAATCAGAACTTGCTTGAAACGCGGTGCAACAAGACCAATCCACGAGAATCCCGCCCACTCTATAAACTTTGTACCAATCCACAGGTCTCCCGCAAGAATTAGCGTGGTTTCTTTATCGTCTGGTAACTCTGGTGGATACCAAAAGGCTTTAGGGCCTAGCTAGATGCTCTGTCAGCGTAATGGTCCAAATGTATGTCGCTATAATCTCTTATCTTCATTTTAATACCTATCTATACAAACACCACTAAAATCTTTTCATCGTATCTTCACCAGGTAGTCGGTCGGGAAAAAGTATACTGTCATTTGTGGGACTGAAAATGTAAAACCCTTACTGAAAATAAACGTATTTTCTTTTCCACTGACAAAATTCTGTTCTGTCCATTGTCCATCAAATCGTTCCATAAGTTTTCCGGCTTCACAATTATCTACTTTACCCTTCAATCGGCCGTCTTTACTACGAATTGCATAGCTCATTACATTACCTCACTTTCAAGCAGAACATCTTCATCTGCAACGTCAGCAGAATTAATCACCCGACCATTCTCGAGGAAGCATTCGGCATCGCCATCATTGGTCCAGTTCTTGATAAACTTAACGCGAGATACAACACCCTCACTATCACGAATGAAATCACCTTCAAATATAATTGCCATGTTATTTAACTCCTTTAACTTGATAATCGAACGAAGTAGTCCATGATGTTTGTCCAGAGTTTCCTGTTTTCAGGCATTGCACAAGAATATCGTGTTCGTGGGCAAATGCACCGATAAACAAACCAATGATTATTAATAAAGCATAAAACCAGACTTTAAGCATATTTCAATCCTCCCGTATTTGATGCTGTCATTATACAGAAGGCGAATTTAATGTCAAGTAATCAATCGAAGTTTAAACTACTGAAATCATTGTTGTTTTTCGACTTATCAAACAAAGGTATATCAGCATCGGTCTTACCAGCACCATCTAATTGTCCTTGTTGCGATTCATCGACGTTGGTTAATTTGAATTTACTCAACTCAATACCAATCAAAAATTTCTTATAATAATTAGGGTCATTGTATCGTGACTTTAATTGTTTAATCATCAGTTGACCCATCGCATCCAACTCTTCTGTTCTAAGCATAGCGAACATAAAATCCAAAGTTGCTGGAAGACCAAACGATTCACTCGTATCAGTCATATCAACGTCGGTATCACTCATACCACCGCGGGTCAATTGTGTTGCAGTCCAACCAACAGCATTATATTCCACCATCAAACCACGCAACTCTTCCGCAATCGCTTTAATGGCAAAGTAGGAATTGTAATTCGAACTTTTGTATTTTAATGATGCACAAATGTTTATATAGTCGATACAGATAACATCCGGCTTGAAATTCTTTTTCAATTTCAACTCTTCCAGAAGAGACCTGAAATGTCCTACGTGCGCTCCACCAGTTGGGTATTCTTTAACGACAAGTTTACCATGCGTTCTTGTCTCGATACCTTTAACACCAGTAAGAAAATCATCCTTTTTACAACGATATAATTCATCGATGGTGTAATCCAAAAGATTACAGTCTATACGTTCAGAAATCTTTTCTTCCGCCATTTCTAGCGTGATATAAAGAACGTTGTAACCTTGAGCTAAAGCTGCCGCTGCTGTGTCACATAAGAACAACGATTTACCAACGTTGATACCAGCCAAGACACAATTCAATGTCTTACGTGGAACACCACCTTTGGTTATTTTATTGAATAGGTTTAATCTGAATGGTATCCTATCTTCTTTTGCGTGATAGAAGTCATAACGAGATTCAGCATCATCAAAGTAATCGTGACCAACACTCTTATCGAACGAAATAGCCAAGGCTTCTTGTAGAATACCGGGAATTGCTTCCTGATTAAGTTTACCATCTTTACTGTCGATGATTTGAATAGCTTCTGAAATAGCATTCAGAACAGCCCTATCTTTACAGAATTTTTCTGTTCGTTCCAGTAACCAGTCTGTATTTTCTTCTCTACCAGTCAGACCATCCACATATTCTTTGGCATCAACATATTCTTCCTGAGTGAATCCAGGAAATTCTTTCACCATCAAATTTAAGATTCGTTGATTTGGTGCCTTATTATGTTTCTCTGCGAACGCTTTGATGAATTTCAGAATGGTCTGTTCTATTTTGGAATTGAAATATGCTTCCTCCAAATGTGGACTGACTGTTCTGAAATATGCTTCATCAGTTAAAAGGTTTTCGAGTATTATCGATTCAACCTTCATTTAAGCTACCAAAAGTGTAGGTGCTGGTGTAACGAAAAACACGTCGAGGTCAGTCTCTGTACCAGCGTGAGCAGAACCATTGCTAGTCCAACGATGTGGATACCATTCACCCTCTGTAAAATACATACCCAAATATGGATAGTCTATCGATGCTTTATCGAAATAAATTACAGCATCAAAGCCTCTGCGCGTTTTTAACTTCATTGGAAAGTGTGTAACTAAAATACCCATCATGTACCCCCAGAATATATAACATTATTATCGAGCAATTGTTTATCTATCATAGCAACTAAAATATCACCCGCAAGTTGCTTGAACGCGGAATTATCTTCAATCACACCATTTATAATTGTATAGTCAAATCTGATAGTGGCTATATCCTCACCCTCTTCGATTGCTACACCACCATAAACATAGTCAACATCTTTAAAAGGACCTTGTTTAATACGAATAACACGAAAACCATTCACATCATTCAGAAGTTCTTCTGCCCACTCTTCATATCTTATCATGTTAAACTTGTGCCTCCTAATTCCCGACGAGCTAATAACTCAATGGTATAGATTAATTGTGCTTGAAGTTGCTGGCAGTGTCGTGATAATTCATATAATTTTTCCTCAATACCCAAATTTCTACCGGACAATCTATCGCACTCTGATTGATTAAATGCTATTAACTTGTTTCGGTATTCAGACCACGTAATACTATTCAAATTATTCAAATTATTCATATTATTCTTCCTCGTCGAACTGGATTGGATTAACTGCCAAC